TTCTGTAAAAGGATATGAATTCTTAGAGATTGTAGTATTAGGTGGAGAACCAACTTGGTCTAAGGAACAAGAGAAATGGGTTGATAAGGCTACTTTAGAGGAAACTAACTCTGATAATTCTGATAAAGAAATTACCATGGGTAATGATGTTGAAGAAAAAGAAGAGGTTAAAACTAAAGAACCTGAAACTGTTGTAGAACCAACAAAAGAGTCAAAACCAGCAGCTGTTAAAGTAGCAACTGAGGAAGATGACGATTTACCATTCTAATTTTGGTAAACATATAGAATAATAAAGGCTGGGGAAACCCGGCCTTTATTTTCAAATAACAATTAGAAAAATATTTTTATTTACATGGCTAAAAAACCAACGAAAAAGGGGCCTTTAAAGGTCAACGAATTCAACTTAAACAGTTTTAAAAAAGACTTCGGAGTAAACGGAGTTGTAAAAGATAAAGAATTAACATGGATTCCATTCAACGAAGGTTACCACGATGCAATTGGATTACCGGGAATAGCAAAAGGATATATTACATTATTTAGGGGTTTCAGTAATACTGGAAAATCTACAGCAGCATTCGAAGCAATGGCAGCTTGTCAAAAGATGGGTATCTTACCTGTTTTTATTGATACTGAAAATAACTTTATTTGGTCACATGCTAAAGATATTGGTGTTGAATTTGAAGAAGTTGTTGATAAAGAAACTGGAGAGATTACTGATTATGATGGTCGTTTCCTTGTTATAAACAATGATTCTTTATTAGCAAAATATGGTACATACGATTATGCTGAATCTAAGGATAAGAAGGAAAGAAGAAGTGAAGCTGTAATAGAAGATGTTGCTAGATTTATTGATGAATTGTTAGATGAACAAGCTAAATCAGTTTACAAAGATAAAGATGGTAACCCAACATCTGATTTCCCAGAAATATGTTTCATTTGGGATTCAATAGGTTCACTTAAATGTTTCAAATCAGTAGCATCTAAGAGTAATAACAATATGTGGAACGCTGGTGCAATGGCTACATCATTTGGTGGTATCATGGATTATAAAATCCCAGCTTCAAGACGTGAAGGTAAAGTACATACCAATACAATGGTTGCAATCCAAAAAATATGGGTTGATAGTATGGGAGCCGGTGCCGTTAAACATAAAGGTGGTGAAGCAGCTTGGCATTCTGCTAGAATGATAGTTCATATGGGTGGTGTTCAAGCACACGGAACAACAACATTGAAAGCTACAAGTGGTGGAAATTCTTATACATTTGGAATGTTTACCAAAATCAAATGCGTTAAAAATCATATTAATGGTATTGAGTTGGAAGGAAAAATAGCATCTGTTTCACACGGATTCTTAAATCCAGATAAGAAAAATGAGTATACCAAAGAGTATAAAGATTATTTAATGGAAAAATTGAATGTTACATCTGGTGAAATAGTAATAGAAGAAAGCGAACCAACCGATGAAGATATCAAATCCATGTATGTTGGTAGTAGTGCTGATGATAGTAATGAATAGAATTCAATATAGTATTAACCTTTTAAATAAAATGAAGTGAAAAGAAGACCATCAAAAAATGGTGAAAAAGAAGAGAGAAAGAAGAATGTATTACTAATAGATGGTAATTCATTACTTAAATTAGGTTACCACGGTGCAAAGAACGAATATAATCATTTCGGGGAACACATCGGGGGCCTATATGTGTTTATTAATATTTTAAGAAAATTAGTAGATAAGAATACATATCATAGTGTATTCGTATTTTGGGATGGTCCATTAAGTGGAAAATTACGATATAACCATTATGAGGAATATAAGGGTAATCGTGGTAAGAACTTCGAAACCGGTTCGGTTCCACAAGACAAAGACTTATTAAGACAGAAAAAACAAATTTGGAATTATTTAGAACAACTATCAGTAAGACAAGCTGATGATTATGTTGTTGAAGCTGATGATTTCATTGCCTACTTCTGTAAAACACAAAAACACCTTTACAATATTACTATCTGTACAACTGATAGGGATATGGCACAACTTATTTGTGATAGCGTACAAATTTATTTTGCTGATTTAAAAAGAGTAGTAACACTCGAAAATTATCAAGAAACATTTCAACATCATCAAAGCAATGCCTTATTAGTTAAAATAATAGCTGGTGATACTAGTGATAACATCAAAGGTATCAAAGGTATTAAAGAACCATCACTAATCAAATACTTTCCGGAGATAGCTGAAAGGAAGTTACAATTCCAAGAATTCATGCAAATGGCAAAGGATTTACAACAAAGTAGATTGGATGAGAAGAAGAAGCCTTTAAAAGCCATTGACAACATCATAGGTGGTGTTTCTGATGGTTGCCAAGGGGAAAGGTTCTATGAGGTAAATAAAATCATTATGGACCTTAAAAAGCCTCTTATGAGACCAACAGCTTTAGAAAAGTTTGATGATGTGGTATCTTTACCAATAGACCCTGAAGGGCGAAGTGTTAAGAATGTCTATATTAAGATGAAAGAAAATGGTTTAGATAGGTTAATAAGTGAAAATAGGTTTGCAGATTATATGCTACCTTTCAAAAAAATAATTGACAAAGAGAAAGACAATTATAATCTCTGGGTTGAAAGTAATAAAGAATAAATAAAATAAACAAAATTATGGAATACAACAAAAAAATTGAAGAGCAAAGATTTGAATTCTTATTGTACATTAATGGACATATTATCTGTCAAAGATATTTCCACATTAAAGGTTATAACGATGAATGTTTAAGTTCATTTGAACTACATAACATGGCATTTGATTGTACTAAGGTCATCCAAGATGATTTAAAATTAAAATCTAAGGATTATTTATGGAAATATTTTAACCCATACAAGCCGCAAAAAGAAGAAGATATCAACCGAAGAGGTATTTATGAAAAAATTGATAACTTTGAATTCGAAGTTAAAATCGACAAAAAAACGGTAATAAAGCGAGGTTTCAGTGGAAACCTTTACCCACCAAAGGTGAGATATCAAGTTGACATTAAAGACATTATATACGATGTTATTGGTAAAATTAGGTATTACCTAACATTAAAAGATTATACTTATAATTTTGAAGAAAGTGACGTAGTTGTTGAACTTTAAAGATATTTATTTTAAAGCTGTTTTCAAATTATGAGTAAGAAAAATAAAAATACATTAGGGTATCTCGGTCAAGCATTCCAACTAAAGTTTATAGCCCAACTCCTAACGGATTCTAAATATGGAAATTCCGTTATGGATATGGTTAAACCGGAATACTTCGATGACGAGAAATTAAGGTGTATCGTAATGCACATCAAAAACAATTTTGAGCAATACGATGCTATTCCGGATTATACTAGTATGGAAATCCTATTAAGGAAAGAAACATCCGGTCACCAACTAGAACATTGTTTAGCTTTATTAGCTAAATCAAAAGAATATGGCTTCAATAATTCTGGTCAAATTCAAGAAACTGCATCTATATTTTTTAAACAACAAGAAACAATTAAGGTTGCTAGAGAAATTCTTAAGATAGCTGAAGATGGTGATACTAACAAGTATCATGAATGTGAAGATTTACTTAAGAGAGCGTTAGAACTTGGTAATAGTAAGGATGAAGTTATCGATGTATTCGATAATATTGATGATGTATTATCAGATGATTTCAGAAACCCAGTTGCAACTGGTATTATTGGTTTAGATAAAAATATGGATGGTGGACTATCTAAAGGTGAATTGGGCGTTATACTTGCACCATTCGGTGTTGGTAAAACAACTATGATAACTAAGATAGCTAATACCGCTAAGAACCAAGGTCTGAATGTTTTACAAATCTTCTTTGAGGATAACCCTAAAGTTATTCAAAGAAAACACTATTCATGTTGGACCGGAATCGGTTTAAATGAGTTACAAGATAGAAGAGATGAAGTAAAACAAATAGTTAGGGAACGCCAAGCAGAACAAGGTAAAATCAAACTAAAAAAGTTTCCTAGTAATGGTACTACAATACCAATGATTAGACAATACATCAGAAAACAAA